GCAGCGCTGCGCCGGGCGACCGACTACATGCTCGGTGCCTACCGGCCCCGATGGAAGGGGGCGCGCGCCACCAGCACGCAGGCGCTCGACTGGCCACGCTCCGGCGTGATCGTCGACGGCTATCCGATCGCCGCCAACACCGTGCCGCCCGACGTCTCCCGCGCCTGCGCCGATCTCGCGCTGCGGGCCTCTGCCGAAGACCTGTCCCCCGACCTCGAACGCGGCATCAAGCGCCAGCGGGTCGACGTGATCGAGACCGAGTACGACACCGCGAGCCCGCAGGCCAAGCGCTTCCGGGCCGTCGACCAACTGCTCGCCCCGTATCTCGCGGGCGCGGGCGCGGGCGCTCTGCCGGTTGTGCGGTGCTGATTCATCCCACTTCAAGGAGCCGACCTCATGGCTGCACTCTCTGACTACCTGCGCAACAAGTTGATCGACCTGACGCTGCGCGGGCAAGCATTCTCCGCGCCGACGTCGACGTACGTCGGTCTTTACACCGCTGCGCCAACGGCGGCCGGTGGCGGCACCGAAGTTTCCGGCGGCGCGTATGCGCGCGTCGAAGTTGCGGGCGATCTCGCGAGCTGGGCCGGTACGCAAGGCGCAGGCACGACGACTGCGTCGAGCGGCACGACGGGCGCGACGAGCAACAACGCGACGGTTACGTTCCCCGCACCGAGCGGCGCAAATTGGGGAGTGGTGACGCACTTCGGCGTGTTCGATGCCGCCAGTGCGGGAAACCTGCTGTTCTTCGGCGCGCTGACGACTTCGAAGACGATCAATGATGGTGACGCAGCGCCGAGCTTCGCGGCCGGTGAGTTGGACTTCTCGCTAGCCTGATGCTCGACCCCACGACCCTCTCCGCCTACGCATCAGGCGCCAATCCCGCTGCCCGCGCCCAAGCCGTGCGCGACAGCCTCGGCAGCGGCACGCTGACTGTCGAGCTGCGCGATGGCGAGACGCTTGTCTACAGCGGGGCGTTCACCGGCCCGATGGTCGCAGGCGCTGACGGCTCGCTGTCTGCTGATGTGCTGCTGTCCGGTGCGGTGACGACTGGCGGCACGCCGGATGCGGCGACGTGGACGTGCCGGATCCGCAATGCCGACGGGCGGTATGTCGATGGGGCGTTCGGGCCTGGCGGGCGGTTTACGTTCTCGGGTGGCTCGCTTGTGGTTGGGCAGGCGGTGCGGTTGCGGGTGACGATTGCGGCGGCTTCCTGGGCGCTTGCACCGACCGAGGCGTGGGCGACGGTGCCGACGATCTCGTTCGTGCAGGGCACGGCCGCAACGCGCGACGTGAGCCAGTACCTGCTGTCCGAGGGCGCGGTTGCACACCAGGGGTCTCTACCTGCCGGCGTGACGTTCAACCCGACGCTGCTTCGGTTCGAGTACGACGGGGTTGGGGCGAGCGCGGCCACGGTCGGCAACACGCTGGAGGTGACGCCGTTCGCCGAGGAGATCACGACGTTCTCGATGGTCTCTGGAGTCACGGGCGTCATGCCGTTCACCTTCGGGCATGCGTTCGTCGAGGGCGACGCCCCGGACTTCATCGACTCCGACCTGACGACGTTCCAAGCCGACGTGAAAAACCGCTGGCCAGACGGCAGCGTCAAGTTCGCGGTCATCAGCGGCATCGCCGACTTCACAGCCGGCCAGGCGCGCACGATCAGTCTCCGGCAAGCAGCGTCTGCCACGAGCGGCACGCCGGTCTCGCTGGCTCAACTCGATGCGGTGCTCGACTACGGCAGCGTCACGCTCGAGCTGGCGCCGTATGGCACGGTCGACTTGAAGCCGCTGGTGTCGCAGGTCAGCGGCACGACTGGCGCTCCTGCGCGCGGCTCCCCCGGCCTCGTGCGCACATGGCAGAGCGGTCCGCAGTGTTCGGAGTGGCACTTCTATTCGCCTGTCGGCACTGACCCGCACCTTGCTGTCTGGTTCCATGTGCGGATGTTCGGTGACGGCTCGATTGAAATCGAGACCATCGTGGAGAACGGGTGGTCTTTCGTTGCGGCGCCTGCATCGAAGGCGTATACGGCAGCGCTGACGATCAATGGCAGCGTCAGGTTCGCAGCGAGCAATTTTTGGGAGGAGAAACAGCGGGGGGCGATGGCGCGGTTGTCAGATATGGAATTCAGTATCCGCGTATACGCGACCAGCTTCGAGACGATTTATCCAGTCGGAACGCGCATTCGGGTCATCGGAGATACCACTGTAGAGGGGGTCGTCTCCAGTGTGTCCTATGACTCCAGTAACAGCGTGTCCACCATTGCTGTGACGTGGGACGGCACTGGTGTCACTCCAGCCAACCCGATAATCGTTGCGTCCGCATACGGCGCGCACAAGCATCACACAAGATGGAGCCGTGAGGACTGGTACGGCACAGACCCCAAAGTGACCCCTCGCCACGACGAAGCGTATTTCCGCTCGACGAGGATGATCCCAAACTACGCGTTCCACAACCCGCTTAATAATCGCTGGACGACCCCGATTGGCGAGGTCACTCCTCCTGTTCAGACGGTAAACCCGGACCCATTTGTAATGGGTGACTACCGCTCATACATGGGCGACTATAGCGGGTCAAACACTATCGGATGGTGTAATGGATGGGAGTCTCTATATGCCGCCGCGCCATCCACCGAGGCGTACCGCTGCATGATCGGGAATACCCGGCTGCTGGGGCGCTACAGCATTCACTTCCGCGACGAAACAGACGGCCTTCGCCCGCTTCGTCCGTCGAAGGATGGGTATCAGAACCTTTCGATTACTCAGCTTCGGTCAGGGCTCGCGTATCAATGGGAGACCAGCTACAGGACGCCTACCCCGGTAGACGGTGGTGGGCCGACGTGGATCAGCTCGCATTCTCCGAGCGCTGGATACGTCGCTTACCTTGCGACGGGGCGTTATGCATTCCTGGAAGGGCTGCAGTTTGCGGACAGCGTAGGCTTGACGTTATTGCACCCGAATTGCCGCCCGTCGGCCTCGCCGGCTTACCTCAACCAGATTTACCCGTTCCCAGGGTCCGCGCGCGGGTTCGGGTGGGTGTTGCGCCACCAGACGCAGGCGTATATCACGATCCCTGACAGCGACGCGGACGCCAAAGCGACCCTCGGGGCATCACTTGCACGCTGCTACCAGTGGATCTACGACAACCGCGTGGCGAATCCAGCGTATGCGCAGAACCTAATAACGCCGTTTGCCGAGAACTGCGTCCTATATCCTCGCGGTGTGACGATTCAGTCCTTTATGGAGCGGTTTGCGACGACGTGCTTCGGCATGGCAATGGTGGTTGGTGCCTATCCGAGTGAAACCGCGAGGGAGGCATTGCACGCGATCCTTGTCCGGGCTTACCGTAACCCGGTCGGGATGGCGGGAGATGGCGTCACGGGGTGGAACTATCGGCTCGCGGAGCGTGATGACGTGGTAGTTGCTACCGGGACCAGCACCCCCGGGCCAGGACAGAGCATTGCGGGCCTGCTTCTGCCGTTTGTCGATACGTGGCTGGCCTCGTGGAAGGAGTCTTATGACGCGAACGCAAGCACGCTGACGACTCCGCAACTCGCCTATCTAGACCCTGCGGAGGGGCAGAGCGTCTATACCTACTCAACCGCAGACTGGTCAGGGAATTCGTGGATGCAGTCCTTGATTGCAACCCTTGCGCTTGCTGTCGATTTTGGGGCTGATGGGGCCGACGCGTCTTGGCGCAGGATGACGACATCGACGACATTCAACGGGGCCACCGTTCAGAACGGCTTCAATAACGCGCCGACGTGGGGGTGGGCTCCGAGATGACGCAGCAAACATCTAACCCGTTCCGCGTCGAGATCGTCTCCGGCAGCGCGCCGGCATGGCTTGTGAGCGCGCCGCTGATGACGTGGCACGAGATTCCAAACACTGTCCTGAATATCGCCGAGAACCGCGCGGCGTTCGGCGTGTCGTCGCC